CACCAGGCAGGCCAGCGCCAGGCAGGACACCACCGGGAACAGCAGATCAAGCAAGGCGTCCAGTGACCACGTTCGAAGATCGAGCGCCCAGTACCAGGGCAGATCGGTCAGCGTGACGCCTTGCGCCATGGCGATGGTGCGCTGGGCCTGGGTGAACTCACGGCCGGCAAAGAAGGCGATGCCGGCAGCGGCGCCCACCCATTGCCCGCTGGGCACGCCCAGCAGGACAAAGGCCAGCCACAGCACGGCCATGATCAGCGCGGCACACAGCGCGTGCTCAAAGTTGGTTCGATTCAACGCATTTTCTCCAGGCACAAAAAAAGCCGCTTAGCGGCCTCGGGGTGCGGGTAATGATCGGATTAGGCGGCGTTACCGACGCCCTGGACACTGGCGCGAATGGCCGCGATCGCCGCATCGGTCAGCGCCTCGGCCGCGTCGTGAGATTGCGCCTTGAGCACTTGCTGCTTGCCCGCCAGGCGCGCGGCACGAATGGCATAGATCGCCGCTTTCCAGGCATGGGCCTCGACCAGAATGCTGTCAGTCGCGGCCTTGGCGTCCAGCCCTGCCGCGTCCATCCAGGCTTGCACAGTGGCCGGAGCTGGCCCGGTGTAATCAGCACCGGCAAAGCGCTCGGCTTCTTCTGCCGTCAGGCGGTATTCAACCGCGCGCAGCGGGTCACCCAACACCGCGCTGCGCGCCTGATCAGCGTTCTGGTCAATCTGCTGAGCCGCAACCAACAGCGCCGCCGACAGGGGCAAATCGGAAAAGATGAAGCCCACCAACGTGCGGCCTTCGTGATCAATGTTCAAATTCTGCTTTTGCATACCGGCTCCTTACAAGCTACTGAGGTTGGTCATTACGTTGGAAAGCGTGGCCGGGGCAGTACCCGCCGCCACGCTACTGATATAACGCCCGCCGAAACCGGCCGGGAAAGACGTGCCCATCGACTCGAAAATGACCGCGCTGTTAGGCGCGCCAATAACGTAACCACCCTCAGCCGCCGCCTGAATCTCGCAAGCGCTGAGTTTGATCAAGAGCACAATAGAGCCCCCGTTGGAGGTGCTTTTGAACAGCGCGTTTACGAAACCGACTGGCGCCGGCAAAACGCCTACCGAAGTCGGCATAACAAACTGGATATCCGCCGCCATCATCGCGCCGCCGTTAACCATCGAGAAGCCCGACAGATACGTACTGGTGCCATCCGTGGCCAGGTAATAGCTAGCCGTTACCTTGCGCTTGGTACCCGCAACATCGCTTTGCAGCGTGAGCTGTCGGCCGTCGTTACCGACGTTTACCGACATGACATAGTCGGACTGCAAACACGCGATACACACACCCCCGACCGGCGTATTGCTCAACGCCTTATCGATGCTTTTCAGCGGGGCCGCAGCGCTGCCGTCGTTGGTGTCCAGGCCGGTAAGCTGGTTTACATAGAACGTCCGTTTGGTGGCCGGAACAGCGGCAATCGCGGCGGCGACGGCCGAATCAATGCCCGCTTTCTTGGTGTTGAAATAGTCCAGCAATTGGGTGGTTTTCGTTACCAAATCGCCGATGGTGGATTCAAGACTCATAACTCTTACACTCCGTAAGTTGCTTTAGAAAATTGATGTTGCAGGCTGATCACAGCCATCGCGCTAACCGCGATAGCGGTCAATAGCCCTTCATAATCACCAGACTGGCGCGTCTCAGCCTGCCGCATGCGAATGCTCAGGCTGGCAATCTGGCGCCCGTCCAGCTCGCGCTGCTTCTCCTGGCTTTCGATTGCATCTTGCTGCTTCACACCGCGCAGCATGTCCGCCATGCCGGCCGAAGCCTGGGCGGCCGCTTGCTCTGCGAAGCCGTCGTAATCGCTATCCTGACGTTCCTCGGCTTGACGCATGCGATCCATCAGGAGGGCAATCTGGCGGCCTTCCAGTTGGTGCAGCTTGGCCTGACTTTCGACCACGTCCTGCTGTTGCAGCCCGCGCAGCATTTCCCCGATGCTGGCCGATGCCATGGCAGCCAACTCTTCGGAAAGCGTTAGGTTCAGGCCCGCCCCCGTTGAGGTGATGGTGACGCTGCCCGGCGGCAAGGCCGTCAGCGACAAGTCGTAGGCCAACAGCAACTTGTTCTCGGCCGGCTTGTAGGCCAGCACATCGGTGGGGTGCGACCAAACGGCAAACAACGTGCCGTCCGACAGCAAATAACCGATCTCTCGCACCCAAATGGCTTGCGGGCCATCCGCCACCGCTGTGACGTGCAACAGCGTGGAACTCAGGGTTTCCCCATCAGAGATGGGATAAACTGCCACTTGCTTGCGCAAAGCCGTCTGCGTGTTAGCCGGCGTATAACCTTCGGTCCCGATCACCACATGGGTGATTTGCGCGGCCAGCCCGGTTTTGTCCTTGCGCCAAACCGCTGACAAGCCGGCCTTGGTAATAACGGGTTGTAGCTCACTCATAAAACGGCCTCCATAGTGCCCCTGACAACGATTAGGGTCTGTGCCGCGTTGGTCACCGCAAGGCTCTGCTCAGTCGCTGCCGACACCCCCTGAAGGTCTGCGCCGTATCGGCTCACCCCGCACGCATCGACCACGTTAGCCACGCCCAGCGCCTGGACAGCCGTATCAGGCTGCAACAGCAAAGGCTCCTGGCTACCGCGCACCACCACTTGCCCTTGGTTCGCGTTGGCCACACCCAGGGCGTTATCGAACCGAGCACCGAGCAAGAGCGTGTAATGGCTACGTTCGTTTTTGGTCGCGTCGACCAGGGCCTTGATGCGCTGGAACAGTTGCGGGGAAAGAATCGAACCCTCGCCCGGGCGGTTGTCGTTCGCCCAGGCCGTCAGCTCAAAGCTGTACGGCACAGCCCCCGGTATTTGCGTCCACTCCTTGTAATCTGCAGTCAACCCAACAGCCTTGAGCACCCGGCGGATCGCGCCGACCGTGCCCTTGCGCTTGTGAATCGGGATCGACTGCCGGATCAGCGCGCGCTGCTGGGCTTCCGTGTCGGCCGCCTCCCAGCCTTCGACCGACATGGCCCACGCGAGCCAGGGCAGAAAGTCGACCGGGCAACGCGCCGAGTCGGCCACCCCGCGAATGATCTCGGGATCGACCCCAAGATCACCGGCGGTGGCCAGCGCCCGCTCCAATGGGGTGCTGTTATGCGGCAGTAGCTGACTCATGCGACCACTACCCCCTTAACGTCGACACCGATGCAGCTCGGGTAATGACGCTTGTCGCTCAGCACATCGGCCGTCGGAGCCGTAAGCACCACACGCCGCACACCTGAGACGTGCAGCGCGCCGTAGATCGCCGACAGCGACAGCTCCCCCTCCAGATCCCGGGCCGCCGCAATCACCGTCGCCAGCTTGACCTTGGCCTCTGCCAGCACCAACGGCAACGACGGGCCATCCAGCACCTCCAGTTGGGCGATTACGTGATACTCATCAGGTTGCCCCAGCACACTGCGGGGGCGGTCCGTGATGGGCCTGACTTCCTCGTTGGCCACGGCCTTTTGCACGGCCGCCACCAAGGCAGCCGGATCAGCCGCACTGCCCACGATCGGCAGCACCGCCAGCGACACGTCACCCGGCAAGGGATTGCTCAGGCCGGCCGCGTAATCGCACACCAGCAGATCGCTCCGGCCGGCAACAGCGCCCGAACCTGAGCGCTGATTTCAGCCGCCTTGAAGGTCGGAGAGTCCACCGACACGCTGGCCACGTCACCCGACGCCGTTAACGCGTGGTACTCATACGCACCACGGCCGCCAGCCACCGAAAGACGCTCCAGGGAAAGCCGTATGCGGTACAGAAAGTCGTCGTCTTTTTCCATGACAGCCGCCACCGGCGGCACCGCATCAGGATCAGCCGGCACCAACACCAGGCGCTGTACATCGAAGTCGGCCGCGCGGTTGTCCAGATCGGCACCCCGGGCATAAGCCAGCAAGCTGGCCTTGGCCGCCGCATTGATCCGGGCACGGCCGAGCATTTTTTGATAGGCCGCCACCTCCAGCAGCTTGACCACCGGGTCGGACTCCAAAACCGCCGTCCACTGGTCGCCCATGTGCGCGCGAAAGTCGCCGAGGATCTGCTGATATAGCGTCTCAAATTCCAGCGTTTCCACTACATCCGGCGGGGGCAGCAAAGAAAGATCAATCATGCGCTTACCTCCACTACAGCAGCATTTCCCAGGTACTCGCCGGTTAACTCAAGGCTGATCTGGCCGACGACAACGCCTGTCACCCGCACCCGCTCCAGCTTCAAACGCGGCTCCCAACGCCCCAGGGAGCGCGCGACCTCGGCTTGTACAGCGCTTTTCCAACCTTCGTTAACCGGCAGATCCACGTAACGGCGAAGCTTGCTGCCGTATTCCGGCAGCATTCGGCGGCTGCCGATCGGCGTGGTCAAAATGTCCTCGATCGACTGCCGCAAATGATCGAGGCCCGTGATGGGCTTTCCGGTTCGGCGATCCAGGCCAATCATGGTTAGCCTTCCAGGCGCTGCAGCTCGACATGACTGGCCAGGAACTCCAGCGCCTCGGCGTCGTCGCCCTGGACCGTCACGCGAAGGCCCACAACCTTGAACTCGCGCAGCCCCTCGCCACTCGCCAGAAAGAGCGAGCGCGAGGCGTACAGACTGTCGGCAAAGCTCACATCCGCCGGCGCACCAGGCGCAGCGGGTTTCTTGGTACTCATAAGGATTCTCCAGAAAAGACAAAGCCCGCCGAAGCGGGCTGTCAGTGCTTGTGATTGGGCGTGTTGCCCGTCGTATCGACGATCGAGCCACCGCCGAGGATGTCGCCCGTTACGCGTAACGGGCCGTCGATCAACACCGCCCCTTTCAAGGTGATGTTGGCCGCCTCGACCGTGGCGGTCGTCGTCTTGGCGGTGATCGCGCTGTCGGTCGCCACCACTTCGGTACCGCCGACCTTGACCGCCACCGTGCCGCTGGGGAGCGTGATGGTGTAGCTACTGGCCGCCCAGTCGTAGACCAGCGAGCCGCCATCATCGAAACGCCACACCTCGACATGATCGCGATTGTCCGGCTGCGCGCCGGCATCGCCATACAAGCCAGGAATGAACGTGCCCTGCGCAGGATCACCGCTAGGGCTGAATAACGCGCCCTGCTCGCCCAGGCTTGGCGCACGCCAGTGCCGGGCCTTGCCGGCGGCCTGGGAATGCCAGCGCAGCCAGGCGCTGGTCCAGTTGCCGCCATCAGATACCCGCACCAGGGCGGCCACCAGATCCACCGCCACAACGCGGCAG